ATTGGGGTTTAATTTAAGAGATGTCTCTTTTTCCATTACTGGAAGTAATTTGACAAGTAATGTTTCCATTACAATGTCAGAATAATGTGAATAGGTATCTGGAACTTGGGCATCATTCCAAACGCCGAAATATTCAGTAAACTGACTTATGTACTTTGTATCAAACATAGTTCTTGCAACTGTTCTTTTCATCATGAAATAATCATAACAAAACTTTGCAAGATCTTCTGATATCGCTTCTTTAATAACTACGTATTTATCTTTTTTAAAACTCATTTTTCATTTCCTCTCTTATTTTAGTTGCAGATATATCTTGTATCTGTTTTGGTAGAATAATTTCTTCAATTTTATATCCTACATCTCTACCATAACAAATATTTGTTATATTTGCAACTTTTATAACTTCAAATTTACCAATATAGTCTTGTAGTTTTTCTTCAATTCGTTTCTTTATATCTTCAAATTTAAATGGATTATTATCTGACTTTGGCATTGTACGAACCATGATTTGAACTTGGCCAGTCTTTTTTAATATTTCTTTAAATAAAGCTAAATGTCCATCATGAAATGGTTGCCATCTTCCTAACATCTGTGCTGTCGGTTTAGAGTAATCCATGTATCTCCTTTATGATATTGTCATAATTAAAATTAGTTATTTCAAAATCTGCTTTTTTAGGTTTTTCAAATATTTTATTTGTATCTTCAAATCTTCCCTTATCAATTGTATTCATCCAAATCTTCATACCATAAAAAGATCTATAAGATTCAAATGGACAAACAAAATCTACAACAACATGATTAACTGCAAGATCACACATAGTCATCATACGATTAGCTTGTCGTTTACGACCTTGTTCTGTAAAATCCCAATCTTCAAATAGTTTTCTAATATCATCAGCATTAAAGTAAGGTATCTTTTTTCCTTCTATTAATTTTTTAGCAAATGTAGTTTTTCCAGATCCTGGTAATCCAAATATTAATATTTTCATAATATATCTAAACCTGAATATTTTTTAATTATATTTTTTGGAAGTATTTCTTCCACATTGAATTGTATTTGTTCAACCTTATCTGTTCTTATTTTATGAAGTTCATAACCTAAAACACTGTCGTCATAAATTATATTATTTATTTTTAGTTGATTAAAATTTTGTAAAGATAACATTTTAAAAGGTATTTTTAAAAAAGTATGTATTTTTTTAATTTCTTTTATAGGATCTTTTATTAAATCTCTATAATGTATAATTATATGATCTTCTTTATTTTTTAAAATATTATCTATACTCCATAAATATCTATCTATTATTCCATATCTACCTTCATTAATATCCATATATATTTTACATTGAGTTTCAATATTTTCAGGTTTTTTTGCTTTAATTAAAGAAGCTAAAACTTCTAAAACAGGTCTATATAAAATAATAAATTTTGGTTTTTTAATTATTCTTTTTAATAATTCTAAATTATAAGGCGTTCCCCAAGGAGCCCTATCTATAATATATTTTGATTTCCAATTTTTATAAAAATTATTAAAAACATTATTATAAACATTATCTAAAGATTGATAATCTGGAAAATTTTTAAAAATTTCAGTTTTTTTTAGTAAAGACAATTTACAGAATAATTCTGGAATTATACTATTTGCAGTTACTGTTATTTTTTTATTTTGATTTATTAAAGCTCCTAACAAAGTATTACCTGCTCTAGGCATACCAGATAAAAAGTATATTTCTTTCATTACTTAAATGGATAACCTAAATTCCAAATAACTAATGAATATCTTGTTCCTTTTGTAACTGGTTTAACTCTATGCCAAACGTGAGATGGAAATACTACAATTGAACCACGTGGAGCAATTTCAGCACATTTTCTTACAGTTGGTTTATCAGGATCCATATTTCTAAAATCAAATTCTAATTCTCCACCTTCATAATCTTTAGGATCAGATAGTGAACATGTTACTGATAATTTTCTAATTTTACCAAATGTATCTAAATTATCTTTATTCGCATAAGGTGCTTCCCAAGAATCACAATGCCAATCATAAAATTGATTTAATTTATATTTTGTAAATTGACAGGACTCTGAAAAATTCCAATCAAAATTCCAACCGGCTAATTGATTTGCTTGATGAATAAATGGTTGAATTTCTTTATAAATCCAACGATCATTTAACCAAACAATATTTGAATCTCTTTTCTTTTTTAAATCTATTATATCTTTATCATCAAGTGGTTTGCCTTTATTTACTTTTTCAGTTTGACCACCAGTAAGAGCTAATTGTTCTTGTTGTGATATTCCATATTTAATTAATTCATCACAAAATCTAGGTGTGAGTGCACTCTGAAAGTAGTAGTAGTAATTCTGTAAGTTCATTTCTAAATACTATATATTAATTTCTATAGGATTTGTAAAGAGTAAATAATTAGATAAATGATTCAACAGTTAATGTTCCAGATACTGTAAATGTTGCAACTCCATCACCATTTGGTGCTGTAGTTTTAGTATTTGTTCCTGGTGCTACAGTTATAGCTGGTGCTGCTCCTGAAGGATATCTTACAATAACAATACCTGACCCACCTGCTCCTCCTGGAGATACGTTATTTCCTCCACCTCCTCCACCTCCCCCTGTATTAACTGTTCCTGCTACTCCAGGTACTTGAGGACTAGACAATTGTCCTCCTCTTCCTCCACCACCAGATCCTCCAGGTCCAAAAGTTCCACCATAAGCTCCACCTCCTCCACCTCCAGCATAATCTACTGCACTTCCTGAAATATCATTTGGAGCTCCATTTCCTCCAGTTCCTGCTTGTGTTGGAGAAGGAGAATTACCTCCTGTTTGTGTAGCACCTCCACCACCTGTCCCCATAAATGGATTTCCTGCTCTACCTGGTCCTCCACCTGCACTACCTTGAGGAGGATTTACTGGTGGTGTGTTTCCTGCACCAGGTAAACCATTATAACCACCTCCACCTCCAGAACCTCCTGAAAGTGATTGACCTTGTACAGAACTTCCTCCTCCACCTGCTGATGTAATCGTTGAAAATATAGAAGAATTTCCTGGCGTTCCATTAACTTCACCTGGAGCTGGGCCACCTGCTCCTCCTGCTCCAACTGTTACTGGATAAGCTGTTCCTGCTGTTAATGTTAATGAAGATCCTTGTAAAGGTGCTGGACCAAAACCAGAAGCACGATAACCTCCGGCTCCACCTCCGCCTCCAGCTGAAGGTGATCCACCTCCTCCACCTGCTACTACTAAATAATTTGCACTAAAAGGTTGAACTGCTGGCTTCGGCCACGTTCCGCTTTTCTGCGATTGAAACTGCGCTCTTAACGGCCACGATCCACTTGCCTTGTTTAATTCTTTTACTAAAACTATTCCCGAACCTCCGGCTCCACCTGCAGCACCATTTGATGCTCCTCCACCACCACCCCCAGTGTTAGTTGTTCCTGCAACACCTGCACCTTGTGAACCTGCACCACCACCCCCAGGACCTCCTGCTCCACCTGGATTTCCTGAATTAATACCTCCACCTCCTCCTCCTGCATAAACTCCTGAAGTTGGTCCATAGAATGGTTGTGGAGCTTCTCCAAATAAAGATGTTACTGGTGAACCTGGTCCACCTACTCCTGCCACAGTAGGTGTTCCTGCTGTACCTACACCTCCTGCTCCACCACCTGCTCCTGCTCCATAATCTGGAGCCAATCCTGTAGATCCTCCACCATCATTTCCTTGTGACGGACTAACTGGCGGAGTATTACCCGTTCCTCCTGTTGAAGTTCCAGATTGTCCTCCTCCTCCTGATCCTCCTGGATTACCTGGTGTACTACCTGGTACACTTCCACCTCCAAAACCTCCACCTGCTGATGTTATTGTTGAAAAATTTGAAGGATTTCCTTGTGATCCACTACTAGCAGGTCCAGGTCCACCTGCTCCTCCTGCTCCAACTGTAATTGGATATCCTGTTGCTCCAGAAACTGGAAATGATGTAGAAGTACGAAATCCACCTGCTCCACCTCCTCCTGCAGCATTTGTTGCTCCTCCTCCACCTCCAGCTACAACTGCAACATTAACTAATCTAGTTCCAGGTTGCGTTGTTAATGTTCCAGATGATGTTTGAGATGTGACAGTATCTTTTCCAAACGATGTTGGATTGATTACTCCTATTATACCGCCATTAGGTGATCCCATGATTTTACTCCGTTTTTAAAATTCTTTAATTTCCTGTAGCAATCCAAGATAAAATGTCAGGTGACCAAGCGAATGAATTTTGTTGATCATCTTTACCAATCCATCTTAAACCAGCTTCATCCCAAGAAATAAAGTATTTTACATTATCTCCATAAGTTGTAACTGTTGGATATGCAACGGGTGCTTGCCAGTCGTCATTAGAGTCTAGCAACCAAGATGCGAATGGTTGTGGTGCAATGAATTTATTTTTTGTGGAATCAAACGTGTAACCAATTCCAGCATATTGTTTTCTGAAATTATTATTATAAGAAGTTTGAATCCATCTTGAACCAGATGTGAAAGGAACGATTTTTTTAACCGCTTCTTCAGCTCCGGCAGATTGATCACCGCCATTTGCGTTCACGTCATTATTGTCTATTACTACAACTCTTAATACTAAATTGTTGTTATCTATCTCTGCAAAATGTGCCATATTTTAACTCCTAAATGTTATTATAATACAATTTTTTATAAAATACTAATACATTTAATACAATACTATCTGAATCTATTTCTGCAAAGTATGCCATATTATTCTCCAGTGGCTAGCCAAGAGGATGTTTGTGGTGACCATACAAATCTGTTACCATCATAATCTCTAGCAAACCATTTTTGTTCATTTTCATCCCAAGCAATTCTAAATTTTATATTATCACCATAAGTTGTAATAGATGGATATGCAACAGGAGATTGCCATGTTCCATTTACATCAAGTGTCCAAGATTCGTAAGGTTTTTGTGCTATAAATTTATCTTTTTCAATATCATATTTAAAACCAACCCCAGGATATTTTCCTCTAAAATTACCATTATAAGAACATTGTACCCATTTTACACCATTAGAAAAAGGTACAATTTGTTCAACTGCTTTAGCAGCTGTTTCTGATTGATCACCTCCATTTTTATTTACGTCATCATTGCTTATTACAACAATGCGTAAAACTAAATTATTATTATCTAACTCTGCAAAATGTGCCATTTAACTCCAGCTCCCTTGCTTCTTATAATTATATTGTTCTTGTAAAGACCATACTCCAGATATTGTTTTTACTCCAGGTGCAGATACTGCAACAAATCCAGAACCACCAAATGGACCTTCTCCACCAGCTCCACCTCCAGTATTTACTGTTCCTCCTGTTGCATATGCTCCACCACCTCCAACACCTCCAGAATTTCCAGGTATTCCATCTCCACCACCACCTGCAAAATATCTTGTTCCAGGAGCGGGTCCTGGTGTTCCAAAACTTGGTGCTGTTGGTCCAAAAAATGCATCAGGTATATTAGTTCCTGCTCCACCATTACTTGCACCTCCTGCTGCCCCTGCTCCACCACCTCCTGCAGAACTTACAGGTCCAGTAGGTGATCCAGGATTTCCTTGTGATGGAGATGTTGGTGGTGAATTACCTGTTCCACCTGTTCCACCTTGAAATCCTCCTGCTCCTCCGCCTGATCCACCATTTCCTCCTGGTGCAGCTCCTGGTCCATCTGGTGCGGCTCTTCCTCCACCAAAACCACCCCCTGTGGATGTAATTGTATCAAATGAAGAATCAAATCCATTGTCTCCAGGATTTCCAGGAGCTCCTGGTCCATTTGGTCCACCTGCACCAACTACTATTGGATAAGATGTTCCGTATGTTAATGTTAATTTTGTTCCACCTGGAAATGAAGTTCTATATCCTCCACCTCCTCCTCCAGCTCCGTAATAATTTCCTGCTCCACCACCACCTGCTACTACTAAATAATCTACATCAGTTGGAGCCATGTTAGGTTGAACATAGTTTCCTGAAGCTGTGAATGTAGTTACAACTGTAGTGGATGTTGGATCGTTAACTGGACCGATAATTCCGCCATTAGACATAGCTTGAATCTCCCGGTTAACTTATATCTTCGTAACTAATAATGCATTCTAAATCAGAGTTAGCGCTTGCGCCTCCAATGATAGATTGATTTTCCATTAG